CCAAGACCGCCAAGGACTGCAGGCAACTCCGGAACTCTTCCCTTCGCCCAAGCAACCTTACGCTGGTTGCGGTAAATTGTCCGAGCACAGCGTGCAAGGCGGTTGAAGGACGTGGAATCCACGGAGTGCTGACTCATGACCCCATTACCATTCCTAACGAACTCTTTCAAGGATGGAGGTCTAAACGAAATCAATCCTACGTTGCCTGGTCCAGACAACGCATAGGCTTCACAGAACACAAAGCCTATCTTAGACCGGTAAGACTTCCCTTCATGGAGTTCGCTTCCTACGCTACGGGCCCTATTAGCGTAGGAAGGAACGTTATCACGATGAGTCACGGCAGCAAGGTCATCTCCGCAGATGATCCGAGCTGGGCCAAGGCCATCACTCATAAAGTGGTTGAGGAGACTCAAGATGAGGAAGGAACAAGGAGTTCCCATAAGGGAACCTCTCACCTTGGGTATCTCCACACACCCATCAACCACCGTGTAACGTTCTCGGCATCTACGTGCAGTTCCCTCCGTCATGTCGGAAAGACGGTAGCGGACATAATGCGGTTGCGCTGCTACACCCAAGGATTCCTTGAGGTCCTGGTAAAGGAAGTCGGGGAGACCTGCCTTCCTAAGCCCGGAACACACAGCACGAATCGCATCATGTCCAAACCCGTCTGTCGCACAAGTAAGGTCAGCACTGAGGAAGACCTTAGAAGCATGACGGAAAGAGCCCAAGCGGGCGAGAATACCATCCTCAGTATGCGGAGCATACGGGAGAATCTGTGGTATCTCGTCTTGAACAACTCTCCAGATGACCTGTCTTACAAGGTCACCTCGGGCAAAGCACGATGCCGGCGGAATAGTAATGATCCGCGCCTTCATCCCCAATTCCGCAATAACAGAAGCGTGATGAACCACCCGGTCTCCCTTCGTAGACTCCCTAAGGAGATACGAAGTGGCCGCAGCCATATTCCTCTCGGCAGAGGAAATAGTAGGATAAAGGTGGTACTTCGCGCGACTGATCTTGCGATTGAGTGTGTCCTCGAATGCTCGGGCGAGTCGCGATGGCTCCTCCTGTATACTGTCAGTGCGTCCAGCACGGGTGCCACCCCGTGCCTTCAGCCAAGCAGGCCTGGCAAGACCCGCAATATAGGAATTATAGCCACCGCTAGCTCGCCCCGATTCGACGACTGCCGCAGACGACGAAGGCGTGGAAAACGAAGTACAGTTTCGGAACCTACCCCGCAGCAGTGTACAGACGTGATGCTCGATCTCCTTCAAAATACGATCAGGAGTCACGTGTCTGCTGCTAAGGGTGTTAACATGTTGGTCTACAGCCAACCGAATCACCGCCTCAGGTGCGCATGGAAGTGCGCGTGCAATCCTGGTGAAGGCCAGTTTGCCCTTTACACTGAGGCGGCGATCAAGCCATCGGAGCAGCTGCAGAGGGAAATGAGACCCGGCCGGGAGACGAGTTCGACGCTGCTCAAGGGCAGCAGCTCGGATCTCCCCACAAAGACTCTTCAAGGTCCTTGCTGTTTCCAACCATCCGTTGCGAACAACAGACTTGGACAGCCAACGCCTCATTTCCCAAGCACCAACATAGGTTCCAATGCCACAAGATATCAAACCACACCAAACAGCCTTCCAAAGCTGATTGGTGTGCATCCCCATTCGACGACTAGGGACTCCGGTTCTGGACCTCCTGCCACCGCGGATAACCGCGGGCGCAGGAGCGCCTCTCCGGAACGGACCCTTAACCGTCACAAACGGGAACGCTGGTAAGCGCTTCCGCATGATCCGATCGTGG